TAGCAGGACCACCTATTGCCGCAGAATAGTCATATTGGTTTAGACGGAATAGCAAGAAAGAAAGCAGAAGAAGATAGAATAAGCCTTAACTTTGGCTCTTTATTTTCTGAACCTACTGGTCAAGAGATTCTTAAATACTTGCGTAGTATTACTATAGAAATGGTTAGCGGTCCTAACATTAGCACTGATGAGTTGCGTCATTTAGAGGGTCAGCGTTATTTAGTTGGCCTAATAGAGCGTCATATTCAAAGATCACATAAGGTAAAGAATAATGAATGAACAGGTTCAAGAAGCAGAAGCAACAGCAGAACTGCCTCCACAAGAGGAAAGAGACTTTGTAGTAGCTGAAGATCTAGAGGCTAAAACAGAAGAACGACCAGAATGGTTGCCAGAAAAATACAAATCCGGTGAGGACTTAGCTAAAGCATATAAGGAGCTTGAGTCCAAACTAGGTACTAAAGACGAAGATATTCGCGCTGAAGTATTAAAAGAGATTGAAGCCGAGAGTTTTAAGGATAGACCAGACAGTGCAGGTGACTATCAACTTCCCGATTATATAGATGAAGAAAGTGCTATAGATAGTGATGTGTTAAAATGGTGGGCAGATCACGCATTTACTTATGGGTTTAGTCAATCTGAGTTTGAAGAGGGTATAGATAAAGTTATGCAGGTAAGCATGGCTGACATACCAGACCCAGAACAAGAGATGGAGAAACTTGGTGATAATGCTAATGCTAGAGTAGAAGCTGCTGCATTATTTTCCAAGCAGTTTTTCCCAGAAGAGCACATGGAATCTATTGAAAGATTAACAGAAACTGCTGAAGGCTTGATGGCTCTTGAGTTTATTATGGAGAAACTACAGTCTCCATTTATAGGTAGTGATGCTACACCATCTGGTAAGATTACAGAGCAAGGGCTAAGAGAAATGATGCAAGATGAAAGATACTGGCATCCTGCTCGAAGAAACAATGACTTTATACAAGAAGTAAATGATGGTTTCCAAAAGCTTTATAACGGCTGAAAAGAAGGTAATAAAAAGGGGTAAGGCGTATCTTACCCCTATGAAGCATTATCATATACAAGAGTTTGCACATATTGTTCACCCTAAGAATAAGGCTGAAACAAAAGACTTTGGCTACGATTCTTTCGAAGAATCCATAGAAGAAATGTATGATGAGTCAGAAGCTTATGTATGCCGCAATGCTAATGGTGAAATAGTTTTTATTGGCGGTTTAGACCTTTCTGAAGAAGTGCCGCATATGTTTGCAATATTTGCAAATAATCTTGATTACAATGTTGTATTGGTAGCAAAGATGTCTAAATCTTTATTAAATATGTTTGATAGAGTTCATCCTGTTATTACTATGACTATACTTTCTAAGAATGAACACATGCTAAATTGGGCATGTTGGCTTGGCTTTGAGCCTGTCGAAATGAGCAATGATAATAGATTTGTTGAATTTGTGCGTTGCAATTCTGAGAATTTTGATGTTAATAATGAAATATTACGACCCATAGTGCATTGATCGGCCCTTATGGATACCCGAATTGACGTGTAAACGTGGACACTCGTAGCAATCGGAAACTCAATTAAGGACTGTAAAATGGCTAATACAATAGACCAAGCCTTTATAAAGCAGTTTGAAACTGAAGTTCACATGGCGTATCAGCGTATGGGTTCCAAGCTACGGAACACTATTCGCTCTACAAATGTGACAGGTTCAACTGCACGATTCCAGAAAATAGGCACTGGATCAGCGTCAACAAAATCACGCAATGGTAATGTAACTCCTATGGAGCTAGTACACACCAACGTCGAAGCGACAATGAGCGACTTCTACGCTGCTGAATACATCGATAAGCTTGATGAGTTGAAAACAAATATCAACGAGCGTCAGGCTGTAGCTCAATCTGCTGCTGCTGCTCTTGGTAGAAAAACTGATGAGCTTATCATTACTGCTATGGATGCAGGTGCTAACTCTACTCAAATACATGACACTGGCTCTGCTCTTGAAAAAGCAGATCTTCTATCATTGTTTGAAACAATGGGTACGGCAGATGTTCCAGAAGACGGACAACGCTATCTTGCGATGTCTCCTGCAGGATACGCTGACTTGTTTGCAATTAACGAGTTTGCATCATCAGACTTTGTTGGACCGCAAAACTTACCGTTTGCAGGTGGCATGACAATGAAAGAGTTCTTGGGCTTCAAGATCTTCTCAACGTCTGCTGTAGCTGGTGGTAAAAACTTTGCTTACCATACAACTGCTGTAGGTATCGGTGTGAACTCTGATGTTCAAACTGAAGTAAACTATGTTGCTGAGAAAGTATCTCACTTAGCAACATCAATGATGTCAATGGGCGCTGTAGCTATCGATGATAACGGTATCTACGAAGTCCTAGACAATAACTAAGAGGAGGACTTATAAATGGCTTTTTCTGCATCTGGTCTAACTCGTATGGCAGGTGGTGGTGGTCATAGCCTTTGGTTTTATGACTCAACTGATGCCATGACAGCGGTTCGCGCTTCTGGTTATTTTAATGACGCTGCTAGCATGTTGAATGTTGGTGACGCTATTTTTGTACTAGATAGTGACGCTCCTACTCTCAGCGTATCATTAGTATTATCGAACACAGGTTCGGTAGTAGATATTGCTGATGGTACAGCTATTACTGTAACCGACACTGACTAACAGGGTGGGGGCGAAAGCCCCCTCTCTTTACATAGAGGTTCACAATGGCAAGTACCCCTGCAAATAGTGCAATTGATATATGTAGCCGCGCTCTCATCTTAATTGGTGCAGAGCCTATTACTTCTTTTGAGGATGATACATCTGAAGCTTTGATTGCAGGTAACATGTATGAAGATATTGCAAGAACTAATCTTACCTCTACACGTTGGAGGTTTGCAACAAACCAAGCGGTATTAAATAGATTGACTGACGCTCCTACTGGGCGATTTGATTCTGCTTATCAATTACCTGACTATTTGTTTCTTCATGCTGTTACGGTTAGAGATTTTCAGATTGAATATAATGTTTATGGAAACAAAGTATTTTGTGATGCTGATCCTGCTGATATTCTTATAGCTGATTACACATATAGGGCTAGTGAGGTTGATTGGCCTTCTTACTTTTCGGTATGTGTAGAATATGCAATGGCTGTTGTGTTTGCTACCGCATTGATAAGAGATACTTCTTTATCTAACTTAATGTCTACTCAATATGAGTTTCTTATGGCTAAAGCTAGATCAACAGATTCACAGCAACAAACCACTCGTAAGATTGTAACATCAAGGTTTATTACTAACAGGCGAAGCTAAATGCAAAAGGCTAGAATACCTATAACAAACTTTCAGTATGGTGAAATTAGTCCGTCTTTGGTATCAAGGACGGATTCTCCAATTTATAACTCGTCTGCTCAGAGCGTAAAAAACTTTTTTATAAGAACAGAAGGTGGTGTGGCTAAAAGAGGTGGGTTTCAAGCACTACATGATTTTACTGCTATAACAGAAGATACATCTATAAGACAGCAAGTAAGATTAATACCTTTTGTTTTTTCAGACGATGAGCAATATGTTATAGCCTTCTCGCATCAGAAGTGTGAAATATTCTTTATTAATCCTACAACTGGTGCGCTTAGTTTAGCAACAACGCTTACACAAGATGTTGACTCAAATGTTTTGCAATGGGATCAGGCTTATCTGCACGAAATGACTTATGCTCAAGGTGGAGATGTTCTATTTCTTTGCCACAATACATTTATGTGTCAACAGATTGTAAGAACTGGATTAAATAGTTTCCAAGTTGAACAGTTTAATTTTCAGCTACAAGCAGGTGGAGCTAAGATTTATCAACCATATTATTCATTTCAGCCAACAGGAATGACATTAGACCCTTCTGCTACAACTGGTACTGCTATTACATTAACAACAAGTGCTGCTTATTTTGACACTACAGGAACACAAACTGGAGGAGATTACTTAAGTTCTAAGCATGTTGGCGTAACTTTGTTATACCATGAGGCTGAGATATATATTACATCTGTTCAATCTTCTACATCTGCTACTGGTAGAGTTGTTGATGAGCTTTTTGTGCAACTTGATCCTAATGCTATAAGAACAACTGATGGGTCAGCTAATTTAGAATTTACCCATATTAATCATGGTATGACTACAAATGACAGCATTACTATAAGAAATGCTACTAGCGTTGGTGGTATAAATGAGGGTCAAATCAATGGCACAAGATCAATACAATCTGTTTTAGATGAGAACAGATATATTGTTACCGCAGGTGCGGCTGCAAATACATCAGAAGATGGCGGTGGATTTATACAAATAGTTACACATGCTGCAACACAGCAATGGATGGAACAGTCTTACTCTTCATTACGTGGTTATCCTGCTGCTGTTGGCTTTCATGAGAATAGATTGTGGTTTGGCGGTACGCTATCACAGCCTGATACTGTATGGGCAAGTAAATCTGGTTTGTATTATAACTTTGATATTGGTGATGCTGCCGACGATGATGGATTAGAACTTGTAATGAGTATTGGTGAGGTTGCTACTATACGTCACTTTGTATCTAACAGAGATATACATATTTTTACCGCAGGTTCCGAGTTTTTTATTCCTACATTTGAGAATCAACCTATTACTCCAACAAATGCTAGAGTTAAAAGGCAAACATCTTTTGGCTCTACATTTGTAAGACCGCAACCTTTTTATGGTGCTACAATCTTTGGGCAGATTGGCGGCAAGATGATGCGTCAGTTTGTATTTGATGATAGTCAACAAGCTTATAAGGCCGACCCAATTTCATTGCTTTCTTCTCATTTGATAAACGATCCTGTTCAAATGTGTGTGATTAGTGGCGCGGTGAACACAGCCGAGTCATTTGTTTTTGCTCAAAACTTTACAGGAGAGATTGCGGTATATAACTTAAACAGAGTTGAAGGTGTTGCAGGATGGACAAGATTTGAAACCAACGGTTCGTTTC